AGCCTGCTAGTGACAGACACAAACGCTAGATATAACTCTGTACTCATGCCCGAGATAGAGAAATGGCTAGCGCCTCGAGGGTGGGTTTATAATCACACCTTGAGGCAGTGGACTGATCAGCACACAGGCAGCTCCGTGCTGTGTCGCTCGTACTTTCGACCCAACACTAGAGACAGCAGCCATAATCCTCTTGAGGGTATAAACGTTACATCAGGAGTCGCTCTTATTGATGAATGCCAGACCCTCGGCGCAGAGGTTGCAAATAAGGCGCTTGGTCGTTTGCGCTCTGGGCCTTCACCGACTTTAATACTGGTCGGTCTGCCGGTTGCAGATGCGTGGTGGTGTCAAATGGCAGAAGATGCAGGATGCTCGCCGCTTCTGTTCACAAGCTATGTTAATCAAAGCAATCTCTCAGACGAATGGTTTGAGGCAACAAAGCTCTTACCACCTGACGAGCGCGAGGCGATGGTGCTCAACAAGCCCAAACCTCCGAGCGGCTTGGTCTATCAAGAGTTTGACAGCGAGCGGCACGTCATAGACGACTTTGTGTATCAGCCTGAAATGACTGGCAGAATCGCCATCGATTGGGGGTTTCGTAAACCTTCGGTGCTTATCATCGTGTATGATGAGGCTCGCGAGGCTTCAGTGATCGTGCATGAAATAAACCCTCAAGAGGTAACAATCTCACAGTTGAGCGAGATGATCTTGCGAGTTGCCTGGCCTCGAAGTGATAAAGCCAACGCACCGAGCGCTCGAATATGGCTCGATACTGGATGCGCAGACAAAGCAGGCAAGGCTCGCAATGATCAAACAGGGCGCAGCGCTTTTAGAGAGATCGCCAAGGCTGTCGGGCAGGGTGGCATAGGCATGCCCTTGCGTCATACAACAGACCCAGTGCGCACCGATATTTTGAACGGAGTGCAAAAGCTCAAGAGGGCTTTTAATCAGTCGCGCTACTTAATCACGCGCGAGGTGTGGCGCAAAGGCGAGCGCGCAACAGGCAACAGCTTGCGAAAGGCGCTCATGTCTTATGCTTGGGATAACAAAGAGCAACCTAGAAAAGACGGTCGCGAAGATCCTCTTGATGCGCTGCGATATGATGCCATTTTTCACTATTGGGCAGACGCTATCAGCAAAGCATCTTATGCTAGACGCAAGCCGAATCGCAACAAGCGAGTAGGCATACACACATCATCTAGGAGCTTCTAATGGCAGACCCTGCACTACCACCCTCGCTGATTGAAAAGGTGCTTGACCCGAACAACCTTGTCGCAGTTGTTACAGTTGGCTTGATGTACATGCTCTACAAGTTTACGAGCAGACGCTTTGAGCTTGAGGCAGAAGAGCAGAAACAGATAGTCGAGCGCATAGACGACTTGCATGATGAGATCATGAAGCTCGAGGGCAAGGTTGAGACGCTCCTGCGAGGTCGCGATGTCTAGCGAGTACCCTGCGCTCGATAGAGTTGATCTGACAGCCGAAGAGAATGTGAGCTCCTCTGTTGATCACCCTAAGCATTATCACTCGCAAAGCGGCATCGAGGTTATAGACGCGATCGAGGCTTGGGGCTTGGGCTTCTGCCTTGGCAACGTGATCAAGTATGTGGCGCGCGCTGGATATAAAGACAACGCACGCGAAGACCTACAGAAGGCGCTCTGGTATTTGATGCGAGAGCTGGCTAGGTATGAAGACAGTTAAAGGCTAGGCTTGACAAATCGCAGCTATATCACAACACTAGCTATGATATAGAGAGACGAGGCTTTAATGCGTAAGCTTGATTATGAAGCATCAACAGACGAGACACCTCGCCACATGCGCGCGCTTCACCCTCGGTTTAAAACTAGAGGCATAAGCGGCACGCAGCTCTCTGGCGGCATGATCACAGGCTATGAGCGTAATGCTCATGTGACCGGCTTGAATTGGGTAAGAGAAGCCGAGGACATGCTGCGCACAGACCCTGTTGTGCGTCGATCATGGCACATGCTCAGACAAACCCTGCTTAGTGCGACGTGGCGCTTTGAGGCAGGCGATGAAAACGATCCTTTATGCGAAGAATATGCACGCTATGCCAATGAGTGCTTCGGGCTCGATGGCTATGCAGGGCAGATGTCTGCAAGCTGGGAAGATCAACTCAGCTACCTGCTTGAGTTTGTGCCGCTCGGTTATCGCTACGCAGAAGAGATCTATAAAGTCGGGCCTGATGAAAATGGCAAGGTCAAAGTGTGGCTCGATCTGTATGCAGATCGTGAGCCCTCGGCGCATCTGCGCTGGCTGTCGCGCGACAATCAAAAGCTTGATGGTGTAATGCAGATGGTTGTAGGAGTCGGCAAGACTCCAGAGCCTATACCTTCAAACAAGCTGCTTATGCTCACACTTAACAGAACCGGCTCTAATTTCGAGGGCTGTGGCATGCTGCGCCCTGTGTGGTGGTGGTGGCGCACTAAACAGCGCATCGCTAATCTAATGTGTGTGGGTGCTGATCGTTGGGCAACACCTACGCCTAGAGTCAAGGTTGATAGATCTGCCGCGGAGATGCAGGGCTTAACTGACTCTGATATTAATGCCATGATCGACGATGCAGAAGCACAAGCCCAAGCTTTCCTCAGTGCAGAGCAGAGTTACTTGATCGATAACCCTGTTGTCAGCTTTGATCAATATGCGAGCGCTCCAAACCTATACGCGCAAGGGCCTCTTGAAATCATTAAAGAGTGTGACAATCAAATCTCTCAAGCTTTCCTTGCTCAGTTTGCAAACCTCGGCATATCAGACACAGGCGCGCGCTCAGTCGGCGAGGTTCATTTGTCTGTATTTAGACGAGCGGCGATTAATCTTTGCGATATCGTCGCCTCTGCTGTTTCGGGTGTAGACCGAAGAGGAGCTGGTACGATAGGGAGGTTGATCCGATGGAATTACGGGCCGGTCGATGCAAGCAAGCTGCCAAGATTAACACACACAGGGCTCGACACAGACGACCTCGCAAACAGCCTCGCAATGCTTCCACAGCTTGTTACGTCAGGTTTACTGACACCAGACGACGAGCTCGAGCGAGCTATAAGGGAACGACTCGGAGCTGGCGACCTACCAGAGGAGGCACAGCGATCAGCCATCGAGAGAACAGTAAGCGCAAGTAGCGGCATCGCTGCGCTAGCAGAAGCAGCACAGAGGAGGCGACGCGATGGCGCGCACTAAAGCTCAGACACCTGCACCCAAGCGCGACCAAATCAAGGGCAGCGACAAGAACCCAAAGGGCTCGGCATCTGGCAAGCGAGGCAGCATAGAGATAAGCGAGGCAGTCGAGCGCGCGCTACGTAACATGATCGACAAGCACAACGATCGCTATAAATCAAAATCTAAAAAGGTTGATATTGGTGCAGTCAAGGCAGTGTTTCGCCGAGGCGCTGGTGCGTTCTCGACATCACACAGGCCCGGCATGACTCGCAACCAGTGGAGCTATGGAAGAGTCAAAGCTTTTTTAAAGCTCGTTGGTACAGGCGAGCGCAAGGAAGCCTACACAGGCGACCTCGATCTGTTGCCAAGTGGACACCCTCAAAAGACAGAAGCCAAAGGCGAGGCGGCTCTGCTTACTCCTAAAAAGTATGATCATATAGACTTTACACCCCCACAGGGTGCTCGCAAGGCAGCCGAAAGATCTCTGAGGAGACGAGCGCAGAAGCCTCAGAGTCAACGAGGTATGACACCCGTAGGCATTGCGCGCGCACGCGATCTGATTAATGGTGTTAAGTTATCGCCTGAAACCGTTAGACGCATGCTCGCATATTTTACTCGACATGAGATCGACAAAAAAGGCAGCACTTGGGCAGATTACGGTAAAGGTCGTCAGGCCTGGGATGGCTGGGGCGGCGATGCCGGTTATACTTGGTCGCGAAAGGTGGTTGATCAAATGAACGCAGCAGACAAAAAGACAGCGCTTAGAGCATATGGCGAGGCTGTGCAGCTCAGTGAGCGACCAGCGTACGAAGTGCCAGAGGGTCTAACCGTCGGCAAGCCATTTAAAACACTAGCGCTAGGTCAAGTGAGCTCGCGCATGAATGGCGAGGCAGTTGGCGCGGCTGTGTCTGATGAGCTGCTTGAGGAGATGGTGCGAGTCTATTATGAGCGCAGATCAAGCGACCCTGTGATTATAGACTGGCAGCATGCGACCTCGCCATTTAACGGCGGCACGCCTGCGCCACCTGAGTCAGGCAACGCACTCGGCATGATAGTAGATCTCGATTTAAGAGAGGATGGCTTGTATGCTGTGCCAGCTTATAACGAGCGCGGCTTAAAAGTCGTTGAAGATGCAGGCGGCGTGCTTTGGTCGTCGCCTGAATACTTACATGGCGAGATATTTGATCGAGCCGGTGGCGAAAAGGTTGGCGATGCTCAACTGCTCGCGATCACTCTTACACCCAGACCTGCCCAATCGCATGATAAGATTAGCAGGGTAACACTCACAGAAAAGGAGACGATCATGGATCTAGGGTCTATGTCAGTTGATGAGCTCCGGAGCGCCCTCGCTGCTAAAGATGCGATGGTCAAAGAGCTTGAGCAAAAGATTAAGGACATGAAAGACGAGGCAGAAGCCTCGCTTTCAGGCGAGCTCGAAGCCGAAGAGAAGGCAGAGAAGCCAGCCGAAGAGGATAAAAAGGCAGAGCAAGAGTCTATGGGCTCAAGCTATGACGACGACAAGAAAAACAAATTGAGCGAGGCGACACAGTTGAGCGAGTCTACACCTAA